TGTTCTTTACAGTCGCCGCACCAGTGGGGCGGTTGCCGCACGGCTTGCGCCCGCTGGAATTCCAATCTACGACATGGACGCAAGTTATCCACAGGCATGCGACGAAATGCTGAGCGCGATCAACTCAGGGCGTTTGAAACACCGCGGTCAGTCGCAACTCAGTGAGGAAATGTTGGCAGCGGTGCAATTGCGTCGTGGTGACGGCGGTTGGGTTATTGGACGGCGCGCGTCAAATGCCGTCGTGTGTAGCGCAGTGGCGGTCAGCCTTTTGTCACACTTTGCGACACGCCCAGAGAATGATCTTGACATCATGGTGGGTTGATCGTATAAGCCTGACACAATTTGGACATGGGTTTCTTTGATCTCTTTGCACCGCCAAAAGTGAATGCTGCCGTTCCAGCTGCAACCAATGACGTTGAGGCTTCACTAGCACCTTATTTCAGCGAAAACCAAAATTTCTATTTCTTTGGTATTCAAACTGCAAACCGTGCTGAAGCAATGAGTGTCCCGACAATTGCACGTGCATTGTCAATCATTCAAACAATTTCGTCACTGCCTATGCACACACGCAACGAAGCAACTGGTGAAAAAGTAACCCAACCTCGTGTGATTAATCAACCTGACCCACGTATCCCTGGTTCAACATTTTGGTCATGGATAATTTCAGATTTGTTTTTTCACAATAACGCTTATGCCTGGGTAATGGAACGTTATGCAGACACGGGCAAAATCCGTGCAATGGAACGCGTTGCACCTGAGCGCGTTTCAATCACGACAAATGCCAATGGCACAGAAATTGACTCATACGAAATTGACGGCACACCCGTTGACCCTACAAACCTGGTTGTTTTCCCAAATACCCAGGAAGGTTTGCTCGCGCGTGCAGGTCGCACAATCAAAGCCGCGGTTGCCCTTGAAAAGGCTTCAATGAATTTTGCAGTTGAGCCAATTCCGCAAATGGTGTTGAAGTCAAACGGCACTTCATTGCCGCCTGATCGTGTTGCAAAGTTGCTGAACGCTTGGCGCACTGCTCGCAGCAATAAGTCAACTGCATTTCTCAATGCTGACGTAACACTTGAAACTTTAGGCTATGACCCAAAAAATTTGCAGCTGAATGAAGCGCGCAACTATGTAGCCCTTGAATTGTCACGTGCTTGCGGTTTGCCTGCGTATTTCACTGACTCACAACAATCATCATTCACATACGCGAACGCACTTGATAAGCGTCGCGACCTGGTTGATTTTGCGTTTCGTAATTACATGTCAATAATTGAACAACGTTTGTCATTCCAAGATTTCACACCAGCGGGCAACCGTGTTTCATTTGATCTTGACGACTTCCTACGGGGTAACCCTTACGAGCGCGCGCAAGTGTACGAAATTCTCAACCGCATTGGTGCAATGTCGGTTCAGGAAATAAGAGAAGAAGAGGACATGCTGCTATGAGCAAAAAAGTAATCACACCAATGACGATCACGGCGGCAGACTCAAACAGTCGCACAATCACCGGGCGCATTGTCACATTTGAGGAAACAGGAAACGCCTCAATTGGTAAAGTGCAATTTGCAAAAGGTTCAATTGAGCCAACTGCAGTTTTGCTCAACCTTGAACATGACCGCACACGTCGCATTGGCAAAACACTTTCAATTCAGTCAAGCGACGCAGGAATTGACGCAACTTTCAAAATTGCAAACACAACTGCAGGCACTGACGCGCTAGTTGAAGCAGCTGAAGGTTTGCGCGACGGTTTCAGCGTTGAAGTTTATTTTGACGAGTACGACACACTAAAAGACGGCACAGTGCGCATTTTGAAGGGTGAGTTGACTGGCGTCGCATTGACGTCAGAGCCTGCCATTCGATCAGCGCGCGTTGCTGAAGTCGCTGCAACAGAAGGCGACGAAAACGAAGTTTCTGACTCAACAGTTGAGCAGGAAGTAACACCAACAACAGAAGGAGACGAAGTGGAAAACACCGTCACAGACGCTTCAGCCGTAGAGACGGTAGAAGCCGCACAGTCAATCACTGCAACTGCAAAGCCTGCAGTTGGTGGTTCATTCACCCGCCCACGCTTAGAGTTCACCGCTGCTAAGTACCTAGAAAACACAATCCGCGCTTCAATGGGTGACGAGTCTGCTCGTCAATACGTTGCAGCTGCAGACGACACAACAGACAACGCAGGCTTAGTGCCTACACGTCAGTTGACTGAAGTCATCAACGGACTAGCAAACACAACACGTTCAAACATTGACGCGATTTCTCGCGGTGTATTGCCTGACGCTGGAATGTCTTTTGAAATTCCAAAGATCACGACAATGCCAACAGTTGCTGCAACATCAGAGGCAGGCACACCTTCAGAGACTGACCAGGCTGCAGCATTTGTGACAGTTAACGTTGCAAAGTACGCAGGACAACAGACATTCTCAGTTGAATTGCTTGACCGCACTTCACCGCTATTCTTTAACGAATTGCTTTCAAACATGGCTGCTGCTTACGCAAAGGCAACTGACACTGCAGTGAATGCAGCGTTGATTTCAGGTGCAACCGCTGACGGTACAACAATTACAACATACCCAACTGCTGCTGAGTTGCTTGGCTTCGTTTCACGTGGTGCTGCTTCAGTTTATGCAGGAGCACAGGGCTTTGCTCGCAACTTGATCGCTAACACATCACAGTGGGCAAACCTCATGACACTAAACGACTCAGGTCGTCCAATCTACAACGCTTCACAGCCTTCAAACGCTGGCGGTGTTGTACGCCCTGACTCAATCCGCGGAAACGTTGCAGGTCTTGACCTTTACGTTACTGCAAACACTGCTGCAGGAACAGACACAGACGGCTCAATGCTCGTCGTCAACCCAGCTGCTTATACATGGTACGAGTCACCAACCTACCGACTACGCGCAGACGTAATCGCTTCAGGTCAGGTCTCAGTCATGGTGTACGGATACGGCGCAATTGCAACCAAGATTGGTGCAGGCGCGTTCAAGTTCAATAAGGCTTAATAGCCAAATAGTCATGCGCTGCGGTCACTCCCGAACGTAGCGCAGCAGTCGAAAGGAACGGACATGCCAAACATTGTAACCGCGAGTCAATTGCGCACGGTGCTTGGCGTGTCCGTTTCCCTTTATTCAGACGCGTACCTGGACGCTGGTTTCAAACTCATCAGCGGTTCAGGCTTACAAATTAGAGTCAAACGTGGCGACGTTTTACACAGTACGCATGCACCATTTTGTTGAAGGTCAATCGGTCATTGTTGCGGGCTTGCCTTCACCTTTCAGCGCAACACACACAGTCACAAAGGTGACGCCTTACTCATTCGACGCTGCACTGACTTCAGCAAACGTCACCGTGCGCGACATTGTGCCAAATGGCAGTGCAACACTTTCAGGCTATTCAGCAGCTGATTTATACGCCAACTCAGCACCAATTGAGTCTGCAATTCTTGCCGTATCAGTTGAGGTCTTTCAATCACGCGTTGCCGCGGGTGGTCAGATCGAAGGCGTTGACTTTGCAAGTTCGCCATACCGTATGGGACGCAGTTTGACCAACAGAGTTTCAACTTTGCTCATGCCTTATTTGGACGTTGAAACAGTTGTCCAATGACCGCTTCAACAATTTCTGACACACGCGCCGCACTTGCCAATGCGTTTTCAGCACTAGCTGCAAACGTGTACGGCTCAGTTCCTGAGTCACCGATACCGCCTGCAATTGTGGTCGTGCCAAATTCGCCATACATGGAAGTTACTTTGATCGGCAAGACTCAGGTCAAGGTTCAACTCAATTTTGCGATCACTGCAATTGTTGCTTCAAATAGCAACGCGGGTTCGCTGGATAATCTAGAAAAACTCATAATGGGAATTCTCGCGGCAATGCCCGCGGGGTACGTTGTTGGTCAGGTTGAAAAGCCTACAGTGCTGGAAATTGGTGCTTCACCAATGCTGGTTGCTGACATCAACGTTTCAACACAATACACTCAAACAACCTAAGGAGTACCAGTGGCAACGACAATCATCACGGGTCGCGATCTCACTTTGACGATTGCGTCCACAAACTACGACGCACAGGCTTCATCAGCCGTGCTCACAAACTCACCAACAGTTGAGACATACCAAACACTAGACGGCAAGGCATACAAGCACATTGACGATCAATGGACATTTGACGTTTCAATGCTTGCTGACTGGGGTGCTTCAGGTTCATTGTGTGAGGCACTTTGGACTGCATGCGAGTCTGCACCAAACACAACTTTGGCAGTTTCATTGACTGCAGTCACAGGCGCAGTCTTTGCGTTCAACGTCATGCCAGTGTTCCCAGCAGTTGGTGGCACTGCACCTGACGCGCAGACCGTTGACCTATCATTTGTTGTGGTTGGAACACCAACCGAAACATTCAGTTAAAATCTAACAATCGGGAGTAAAAATGAAGTTACCAATAACAATTGAATACAACAACGGCGAGCAGGCGACATACACGGCTGCACCGCCTGAGTGGGTAAAGTGGGAAAAGCACACAGGCAACACCATTTCACAGGCTCAGGAAAAGATCGGAATTTCAGACTTGGTTTTCCTTGCTTATCACGCAATGAAGCGTGAAGCAGCTGGCAAGCCAGTCAAGCCGATTGAAGCCTGGACAGAGACCATTGCTGAAGTGATTGTTGGTGAGGCAAACCCAAAAGTTACCCAGTCGGAAGCCTAAACAGAATTGTTTGGGAGTTGGCTATCGCGACCAACTTGCCCAAAGAGCAGTTCGAAACGGCTGAGGACATTTTGACAGTGCTGGAAATACTGGAAGGGCGGGCAAATGGCAAGTGACTCAATCACCTACGACAAGGCTGAGTTGCGTGCCATTACCCGTTCTTTCAAGGCAATGGACGAGGAAGCAACCAACCAGGCGAAAAAGATTTCGTCAGAGTTAGCCGATTACGTCAAATCAAAAGTTATTGACGCCGCTGCATTGCGTTCGACAAATCAGGCTTCAGCCGTACGCATTGCAACAGGTGCAAAGGTTTCCAAGTCGTCCAAAATTGGTGAGATCAAATACGGTTTTGCTGCTCAAAGATTTTCGGGTGGCGGTACGACGCAACAACTTTGGGGCGGTAACGAATTCGGCTCAAATAAGAAAAAGCAGTTTCCAGTGTGGTCAGGTCGTGAAGGTCGCGGGTCACGCGGTTGGTTTATCTATCCGACATTGAGAAGCATTCAGCCTGAGATCGTCAAGCGTTGGGAAAACGCATTTGTCACAGTTGTGAAGGAGTTTGACTAATGGCTGGAAGTCGTACGCTCAAACTTTCCATTCTCGGTGA